AGCTGTTTACGGATACAAAGTTATCCTACCAACAGCGATTGGTGAATTTAAGTTACAAGTAGCTTAATTTAACTTGTGGGGGAGTTTCGGCTCCCCTTTTTTTTGTTTTTTTCCCACTAGCTTGTACCCATGTTTTTGTGATAACTTAAGCATAGTTATAATTAAATCGAGGTTACTATGACAAAAGACGAACTTATTAAATCAGCAAAAGAGAACTACAATGTTTCTCTTAACCCAAAAGACAAACTAAAAGATTTAGAACTGCAATATGCATCCCTTGAAAGCACAGTTGATGTTAAAGAAGAGGTTGTAGTTAAATCTAATTCTAAAGATCCAATAGCTTCAAGAGGCGAACATGGCAAAGTGGTTGCTTGGCATCCAATGCACAGATCAGACTTCTGGGAGTTTGTTTACGACAAAGGATCTTTAACAAAAGAAGAGAAGGAAAAACTAGGACTATAAAATGGCAACTGTTAAGGTAATTGATCTTATAAATAGAGCGGAAGAGATTCTGCAAGACACGACTAATGTAAGATGGTCGCAACAAACTTTATTAAACTATCTTAATGATGGTCAAAGAGAGATTGTGTTGTTTAGACCAGACGCAAATCCAGTCAACGCATCTTTTACTTTAACGGCTAACAGTGCAAAACAAAGTCTTCCAAGTGCGGGGCTTAGATTATTATCTATCTATAGAAACTCTGCACCTACAACAAAACCAATAACAAACATTGAAAGAAGAGTCCTGGACGATCAAATAGAGGACTGGCATGGAACAACAGGTACGAATGTTGAACACTATGTTTATGATCCTTTAGATCCAAAAGTTTTTTACGTCTATCCGCATACAACAGCATCAGATGCAACTATAGAAGTTGTTTATAGTTCAGCACCTACAGATATAACTATCAGTGATTTTACATCATCAACCACAGTTATATCTTTAGACGATGTTTATGCTAATGCTATTTTAGACTTTATGTTATATAGAGCATATCAAAAAGATACTGAATACGCTGGAGATCTACAAAGATCTGGAGTTTATTTACAGTCATTCCAAAACTCACTAGGAGTTAAAAACCAAGTTGATGCTGGATCTACTCCACGACCATCAACACCAGCACAATAATGAATAATGGCAGTAGCAAAAAAGATAGAATCACTAGTTCCTAAAGTAAAAAGAGAGGCTCCGAGCTGTCCATCATTTATTGCTGTCGAAGAATTAAGAAACACTATAATTGATTTTTGTGTAAACACAGATATATATTTATCAGAACTTACCCTATTTCAAACAGTTACAGGTATTAATGAATACGAGGCAGCCGACTTAGACATTCCGACAGGAACTGAATTAAATCATATTATTGATTTTTATTGTGAGCGTGGTGAGTCAAACGATCAGTTATCGGAGAAGAGTCTAGCAAGATTAGAGCCTAAGTCTTTAATAGGAACGCCATCATTGATAGATGCATACGGCAAAGGCAAGCCAAAATATTACGCACAAAGAAACCAAGAGATTATTTTATTCGCTCCCACCCCCGAAAAAAACTACTCGCTTTATGCTTTGTATAGTTTAAAACCAACAGCGACAGCAACAACAATACCTAATATAATAGTTAATGAGTATCAAGAAACTATTATTCATGGTGCTTTATATAGACTGCAAATGATGAAAGATAGCCCATGGAGTGATGTCCAGGCAGCAGATCTTAATAAAAGAATGTATGATAAGGGAGAGGCACAAGCAGTCAGAAAATCCAAATACGGATTAGTTGGTGCACCTCTTACAGTTAGATACCAGGAGTTTATGTAATGGCATATTCAACAACAATTAAAGTAGTGGTTGGTGATACCCATCCAGAGCTTAATTTTACCTTAACAGATTCAAACACAGCAGCTTCTGGAAAAACATTAGACCCAGAGGATCCAACAACTTTTGCACCAATAGATCTAACAGGATCTACAACAAGAGTAAGAATAAGAAAGATAGGAACAACAGCTATTGTTGAGACTATTGTTTGTTCTATTACAGATGCAACAGCAGGTAAGTGTGCAATGGTATTTACCAGCTCAACATTTACTGAGGCAGGATTTTACGAGGGAGAAATAGAAATAACCAAATCAGATGGCAACATCCAAACAGTTAATGATCTAATTAAGTTTAATGTGAGAGATGACTTTGACTAATGGCTATAAGATTAGTTGTAGAGTATCCGAACCTACAAGTAAGTGTAAAAACCCAAGAGGTTTCTCTTACAGTAGAAGCAGCACAATCTAACTCACCCTCTTTACAAACCTCTGTATTAAATCCCAACCTTGGTGTTCAAACATCAATCATTGCACCCATATCAGGGATACTACTAGACTTTGTTCAACCTAACCTGGCGGTTACAAGTCTTAATTTATTTGCTGATATTTTAGTAGATCCAGATACTAAGAATCTTTACTTCAACAAAGGCAATCCAAACGCAGTTATTGTCAATATGTTAGAGGAGTTGGCATACTCTGTTAACAAACCATTTACTGATTCTTTTTCTTTTACAGACGAACAAACACTTGATGTAAGTAAAAGTTTATCAGATACAACAAGCATCACTGAGTCTATTGATATCCTGTTGGAGTTCTTAAGAGAGTTCAGTGACAGCTATACGCTTACAGATCAACCAGCTCTCTTGTTTGAAAGACCTGTTGTAGATGACAACTTTAACTTTAGCGATGATCAAACATTTGATGTTTCTAAAAGAATACAACACTCTGTTTTAATATTTGAAGATGCAGACTTTGCTATTGGTAAGAATGTAAGTGACAGTTTTGGAATCGCAGAAGATTCTATATTTAACTTAGGTGTTAATAAATCAGATTCCGTATCTGTAGCTGAAACAGACGCTAAAGATTTAAGCTTGCCCAAGTCAGATACCTTAAGCATGACTGAGGCACCAGCTTTATTATTTGAAGCCCCGCACACTGATTCTGTTTCTATGAGTGAGTCATTCAGCAGAACAGTTGCTTTTGTTAGATCTTTCTCTGATACATTTAGCCTGGATGATGTGGCAAGTGTAGATGATCCATTGCAGACAGATGTAAGCTCAGAAAAAACCAATGTTGCATTCTTGTCAGAGGATAGCGTATTTAGTTTTAGCAAGCCCTTAACAGATACAACAAATATTACCGAACAACTTAGCCAATCAGTTAGCAAACCTTTCTCTGAAAGCATTGCAGTTAGCGAGCTTTTAGCCCAATCTAATAGTCTTGCCAAAGCAGATAGCCTTTCCATATCTGATCAAGATGTGATATCTTTTGACAAAAGTATTGATGACACTTTAACAATGTCTGAAAGCATTAGCTTAAAGGTTATTGTCAGTTCTAAGAGTGTTTTAAATACTGCTGCACTTAACACAAGTGCTCTTAATTAGGAGTAAAAATGATAGTTGATAATTTTAAACTAACAGGTAAGTTAAAAATTGAGCTTAACGATGAGATAGTTGCTTATGTTCCAAACATAGTTGTTAGTGACGGAAAAGACTTTGTAGCATCTAGAATGAAAGATACTACAGACTCTGCAATGTCACACATGGCAATTGGTACAGGATCTACAGCAGCGGCAGCCTCAGACTCCGCACTAGGTTCTGAGTTATCAGGAAGCAGAACAGCATTAACCTCAACCACAGTTACTGGCAATGATATTGTTTATGTTGCTACTTTTGGTGCAGGTACAGGCACGGGTGCGGTCACAGAGGCAGGCATATTTAATGCTTCATCAAGTGGCACAATGTTATGTAGAACAGTTTTTTCAGTCGTAAACAAAGGATCTGCTGACTCAATGACAATTACCTGGACAGTTACAGTTAGCTAAAAAAAGAGGTATTAAATGGCAATTGTCTTTAGTAATAATGCAAGGACAACACTTGCCAGTAATATAAGCAACAGTGCTACAACAATCACAGTTGCAGATGGATCAGTCTTCCCATCACTTACTGGCGGTGATATTTTTTATTGCACCATAGATGATGGAACAAATAATGAGATAGTAGAGGTTACAGCTAGAAGCGGAAACACGCTTACAGTTGTAAGAGCCCAAGACAATACTACAGCCAGGGCATTCGTTACAGGAGACTTAATAGAACTTAGATTAGTTGCTAAGGTTCTAGAAACATTTCCACAATTAGATGTCGGTGAATTAACTGCAGACGAATTTGTTGGTGACCTACGTGGTGCAGTTATATTTAAAGCTCAAGCAGGTGAAGCTGTTTCTAAAGGTGATGCAGTTTATGTTTCTGGTATCTCTGGTAATACCCCAGTAGTTTCTTTAGCAGACGCAGACTTTGCAAGTAAAATGCCAGCCTTTGGTTTGGTGTTAACAGCAGCCTCAACCAATGGATCTACAGAAGTTGTAACCTTTGGTACTATTTCTGGTATTGACACTTCTGCATTTAGCGTTGGCGATACTTTATATATTTCTACAACCGCAGGTGAATTAACTAATTCTAAACCCACAGGCGAAGCATCTTTAATACAGAACATAGGTAAAGTTCAAAGATCTCATGCCTCAGCAGGATCTATCAAGGTAGGCGGTGCGGGGAGAACAAACGATGTCCCAAACCTTAATGACGGCAACATCTTTATAGGTAATGCATCTAACCAGGCAACAACAGCAACCCTAGACACAAGCATAGTCCCTGAAAACACTAACCTTTATTATACTGATGCAAGAGCTCAAGCTGTTTCTATTAACAATGTTGTAGAAGATACAACTCCACAATTAGGCGGGGATTTAGATTTAAATTCAAATAATATAACTGGTACTGGTGATATTAATATTACAGGAACAGTTACAAGTGATGGTTTGACTGTTGATGGTGATACAGATTTTATCCATACAACCCCCTCAAATGTAAGTACAATGTTGACTCTTAGAGATAACAGAACAACAACATCTGAAGAAAATTATATTTTTGCTCTTAATAGACAAAACTCTGTTACATCTGCTCTTTATTTAGGAAATAACGATAGTAACAACGCTATTATTGCAGGAAATAATACTGCAACTTTAATTGGGTATGATGTTTCAGGAATATTTACACCATCTGCTAAGTTCAACAACAACGGAGACATCTCCTTCTACGAAGACACAGGAACTACAGCTAAACTATTTTGGGATGCAAGTGCTGAATCGCTTGGAATTGGTCTAACAAATCCAAGTGAAAAGCTAGAAGTATCAGGAAAAATAAAAGCTAGTGGTCAAATTAGATCAGGTTCTTATTTAGAATCATTCCCATCTTTCTCATTTGCTGACGATACTGATACAGGTATGTATAGAGCAGGTACAAATGCCCTTGCTTTTGCAACAGGTGGAACTGAAAGATGGAGAATCACTAGTTCAGGTACTTTACAAGGTAATAATGCTACAGCTACATTTAATTATACTGGTGATGCGATAGCAATTAAATCTCTCGCTGATGGAACAACACCAGTTGGTATTACATTCACTTCACAAGGAGTTTCAGGAACTCAAATAGGTCATGTTAGATATACCCATAGAGATGCTCTTTCTTATGATTCTAATGAATCTTTTACTATTGGTGGAACTGAATCTACTACAACTATTCTTGCAGATGGTAAGTTAATGTTCAAAGAGGGTTTATATCTAAAACCTTCAAGTGGAACAGGTGCAGGAACGCAAATTATTGATTCTAGTAGGAATTTATTAAATATAGGAACTATCTCTAGTGGTGCTATTACCGCTACAGGTACAGTAATTGTAGACGGAGGAACTGGTGTTTCATCGTCAGGTGTTTTTCATGTTAGACAAAATGGCGATGGTGACGGAAATGGTATAGCTATAACAAGCAGTAATGCTACAAGTCATAGAATATGGAAAAATGCATCAGGCGTATTAAATATAGGTAGTAGCAGTAATACAAACGCTTTCCAACAAGATTTAACAGGAAATATAACTATAGAAGGAACTATAGATAGTGGTGCTATTACAAGTACAAGTTCTATTACTGGTAGAACAGGAACATTTACAGGTCAAAACGGAACTGCACTAGAAGTCAATAGTGGAACTACTAATGTAGTTGCTAAATTTGAAAGTGGTGATGCTACTGCATGGATTAATTTAAAAGATAGCAATTCAGGTACTTATGGAACTTTGCTAGGAGCAGAAGGTGGTTTATTTAGACTTAGAACCAATAACAATGATGATACAACTGATTTAACAGTAGATACTAGTGGAAATTTGTCGGTTTCAGGAACTATCAATAGTGGAGCTATAATCTCAACAGGCGAAGTTGAGGCTACTGCTTTAGATATTAATGGTAACGGAGATATTAGTGGTAATCTAACTCTTGGTGGCTATCTAGCAGGTCCCGCTACCTTTACAATTGATCCAGCAGCAGTAGGAAATAATACAGGAACCGTTGTTATTGCAGGTAATCTACAGGTCGATGGTACTACCACAACTGTAAATTCTACTACTGTAAATGTCTCAGACAAAGCTATTACTCTTGGCTACGATGCAACTACCGATGCAGCAAATAACCTAGCAGGTATTGTTGTTTACAGACCTGAGACCTCTAACGCTCAATTCCTTTGGAGCGAAACCAATGAAAGATTTGAGATCAACAGAAAACTAAACATCTCACGACAGTTTACAGTTGATGCCAGTGGTACAAACGACACTATGGTTGAGATAGGTGCTGGTACTGCTTCTAATCATTACGCTTACATTGATCTTATTGGGGATGCTACTTACACCGACTATGGAATGAGGATCATCAGAAACAATGGTGGTGCTAATACTTCATCATTTATTTACCACCGAGGCACAGGCAACTTTAATATAGAAACTCAAGATTCTGCTGCTATCAAATTAAGAACAGCAGGAGCAGACGCTTTAACAATTACATCATCACAAAACGCTGATTTTGCAGGAACTATTACAGTACCTCAACTAGACTTAAGGGGACAAGCAGAAACTTCAAATTTAGACACAGTTGGTAGGGGTTTATATTATTGGGGCTCTACTCAACCAAGCACAGGTTCACCTGGGTTTAATTATGGTGTGGCATGGACTGTAAGAGATCCTAATCAAAATATTCAACTAGCTTTTGGTAGTTCAGGTGCGGGTCGTCTTGCAGTAAGAAGAGCAGATAGTGGCACTTACTATGATTGGACTCATTTTTATGGAGAAAGCACCACAATTTCTGGAGATGTTTCTTCTAGCTATAATCAGTCAACAAACACTTTAACGCTTACAGTTGCAGACGATTCCCATAATCATGTAATTTCAAATGTAGATGGATTACAAACAGCATTAGATTCAAAATACGAAAGTGGTGACAATGTATCTTTAGGAACTATCTCTAGTGGGAACATTACAACCGAAAATGTGCATCTAGAAAGATATCAAGATGGAACAGTCTCATCAAATGTTGGTAGAGTTCAATTAATCATTGATGGAAAAACAGGATGGGATATAGGTGACGAATTAGGTTCTATAGATTGGTACACTGTAGATGGTTCAGGTATAGGTCAAAGAAATGTAGCAAGAATTGTAGGTGTAAACAATCAAGGTAATGGTAGTACAACTACTGCTCATGAGGGAGAATTAGAATTTTATACAAGTGCTTACAATACTGCTATTGGCTCAACACCAGTATTAAAATTAGATGGAGATCAAAACGCTACCTTTGCAGGAACAGTAACAGCATCTGGAGGTAACTCTACTAACTGGAATACTGCATACGGCTGGGGTGATCATTCAACTGAAGGTTACTTAACTGACGCTTCTACCCAAACCAAATACTTAAGAAGCGACACTTCAGATACATATAGTGGTGGAACATTAACAATTCAAGCACCTGCAAATGGTACGGGTGTTTTTATAACAAAAGCACTAGATTCTCCTGATGAACCAGCAGCACTTGTGATTGCATCTGACGCAGACGCTCAAGACGATCTAGCATTTGAAATTAGAGGAAATGCTACTGGAACTTCTGTAGATTTATCTACTACTATGAGTTCTACAGATACTACATTTGCAGTTTTTGCAAATGGTCACACAACAATTGGGTACAACAGTTTAGGAACTTCATATGCTCCAGTAAATGCTTATGGGTTAAATGTAAATGGAACAATCTCATCTGTAAGTGGATATTATGTAGGCTCAACTCAAGTTATTAACTCAAGTGGTAACTGGGTAAGCGGAGGAACTATCTCTAGTGGAGCTATAACAAGTAGTGATTCAATAACATTAGAAGCAGGCGGTCTTATTTTAGGTGAAGATGCTTATTCAGCTAGTACTCAATATGTAGGAATGAAATCAGCACTAATGACTGGTGCTAATGACTACATGATTATTTCAGCTCAATCAACTGCTGGAGATGATGGTCATACTTATATTTCTGCAAAAGATGCTCAAAGTGTTCATATTAGAGGTGGTGGTAATAATTCAAGCAATCAAATTGTAGTACCTGATGATAGCTATATCTCTATGGAAACCTCTAATTTAAGGTTTAATGGCAATTTACAAGCAGGGACTACAACAGTAATAGATTCCTCAAGAAACCTAACGAATATAGGAACAATATCTAGTGGTGTTATTACTACTACAGGTGATATGACTATTCAAAGTACAGGAAGTGTTGGTTTAACTATTAATGCTGATACAGATAATATTACTGAATCGCATGTTCCTCACTTATCATTTAAGATGGACGGTTCGCAAGAAAGATTTAGATTGGGTGTAGATTCTGCTAATCAACCATATATTTCAACTAATTCAGATATTGCACTACCTTTAAATATTAAAACAGGTACATCTGATACAATAGCAATGACTCTTGATGGAAGTCAAAATGTATCTATACCAAATGGAACATTAACTACTAATTCTATTACAACTTTAGGAACTATAACAGTTGATACAGATCTTGCTGATGCAATGATAGATCTTAAAGGCGATGGATCATATGATTCAGTATTACGTTTAAGGTCAGATCAAGGTGATATAACGACTGAAGGATTTGAGATTTGGTATGATAATTCAGTTGGTGACGTGCATTTAAATACAACCTTTCCAAATGATGCAGCTGCAATACACTTTCAAACTAGAACAGGTGCAGCAAAGAGTACAGCTAATAAAAGACTTACAATTAATGGAGATGGTAATGTAGATGTTGTTACAGGTAGCCTTAGACTTTTAGCAGATGGAACAGATTTAATTAATTTTACTGCAACTTCAACAAATAATGATAGAGGTATTGCTTTTAATGATAGGAGTGCTATTACATCAGACTCTAGTGATGGTTGGTTAAGGTTAAATCAAAATAGCGAATTTAGTAATGGTGTTTATACTCCAGCAAATTTACGTGTTGATGGTAGTTTTTACATCACCAACAAAATTATTCATGAGGGCGATGCTAATACATATATTGGATTCCCTGCAAATGACCAATTTAACGTTTTTACAGCTGGAGCTGAACGTTTAAAAATTACTAGCACTGATATAACTATTACAGAACCTTTAGGCGACAATAATACATTTCTTACTCTTAAACAAGAAAATACAGCTAGTGATATTAGTACACAAGAAACTTTTATTGATTTTGTATTTATAGACTCAAATGCCAATAACTATCCACAAGTAAAAATAGGTGCACAGGTTGGACAAAATGCCGATGCAAATAGCACAATAAAAGAAGGAAGTGGAGCATTTGTAGTTCACACAAGTAATCCCGTTGACTCTACTGCGGGTGGACAAGCTGGTATGGCAGAAAGATTTAGAGTTGATTATCAAGGTGATGTAACAGCAACAGGTAACATAACAGCTTACTCTGATGAAAGATTAAAAGACAATATAGAAACATTAGACGGTTCAAAAGTTTATGAAATGAGGGGAGTTAGCTTTACAAAAGAAGGTAGAGAAGGAAGTGGTGTTATAGCTCAAGAAATAGAAGAAATAGCACCTGAACTTGTAATAACAGCAGGTGATGAAATGGGTACTAAGTCAGTAGCTTATGGCAACTTAGTTGGTTATCTCATAGAAGCTATAAAAGAACAACAAAAAGAGATAGAATATATGAAGTCAGAAATTAAAACTTTAAAGGAGAATAATAATGGCAATTAGTAGTACAAAAAGAGTACAAAGAATAGAGGTGTATTCTGCACAGGACTCATCTGCCGAAGATACTGCAAACGCAAAACATGAAACTGTCATGGTTGTGTATGAAAATGTTTTATCTGGAACAGGTGGAGATGCACACTTAGACGGGCAAGTCTCTACTCAAGTAAAACATCTTACTAAATTTGTAGAAGATGGCGGAGATGCTACAGACTATTCAAGTGAAGACGCTTTAGTGCAAACAGTTTGCGGTGCAATCTGGGCATAAGTAAATGCCACTGCCAACAACTAACATTAGTTTAAACGCTATTCATGTAGAAGTTGGCGGAACATCTGGCACCACCGTGTCTTTAAATGATGCGGATGTTAGAGGCATAGGAGCACCAGATTCTACCTATGATGGTGGCGATGGTATCAATACAACAAGCGGTACCACTATATCTATTGGTGAATTTAGAAACGCACAAGATGTATCACTAAACACCTGGGCAACGTCAGGACTAACTACTGCTCCAGATCCATGGGGATTTCAAAGCTATACTAATGCCTCTATTGCCCAGGTAGGCTGTAACTATGCTCAAAAAGTAGACACTGCTAACGATAGATTAGAACACAGATTTTCTACTTTTAATTCAAGTGCCCCTCAAACATTTTCCTATGCATATCAAGGTTATACGGGATTAGACAGTGCTACCTTTGAGGCAAAAGCAGTATATAGTGTTAGCTCTTCAGGCACCGTTGGTAGTGTAGGCAATCCTACTGCTGGCTCCCCATCGTCAGGAACTTGGACAACGGTTAGCACCTCTTCATACTCTCCTATTTGGCAGTGGACTGTTACTGTTTCTAGTGGTAGTGGAACTAGAAGCTTATCTGGGAGTGCTACTTTTTACATGAGAGCTTCTTTAGGCGGAACTTATTACCCAAACTCTACTGGTTACAACAGTGGCTCTAAAAATATATCTTTAAGTGCAACAAGAGGTACAGCAGGACCTGGAGGCGGAGGTTTATAATGAGTCTAGGACCTATAACCAATGTTCCCTATGTGATTGTCAAACATGACGAAACTACTTTTACTATAGTAGATAATAACACTGAGGAAGACGTGAAAACCTTTGCAACACTAGAAGAAGCAGAAGAATATATGTGGACTAACCTAGTTGATTAGTTAACAAAATGATACAATCATATTTTCACACGGGAGGTGAATTATGGATTTTATATTAGATATAATCACAACTATTACTTATGTAGTTACAGGTGCATCGTTAATTGCAGCTTGGACTCCATCAGAAAAAGATGATAAATGGATCAATAAGTTATTTGGTTACATTGATCTACTTGCACTTAATTTTAAAGTTAAGAAGTAAATAAATGGATGCGGTTGCAATAATAACTGAATTAGGTTTTCCAGTTGCAGCTGCATTCGGATTAGGTTGGTTTATTTATAAACTCATCATGAGAATTGTTGACGGCATGGAAAACAAATTAGATGTCGTTGATCAAAAAGTAGCAGAGCAAATATCTGCTATAGAAGAACGACTAGGCACTAAACTTGATTCCCAACATGGTATTTTGGTAGCATTAATTGACAGGGTGCGAAGTTTAGACAATGAAATCATAAGACAAGATACTCTTATTAAAACTATTCTTGGTGTCCCACAATTAATAGATAGCAACAAAATTGCTAAGGCGGATAGAGATGACCAAAGAAGAGATTAAGAAAGCTAAAGAAAAAGATCTAATAATTAAGATTGTATCCCTAATAGGAATAATTTTATTTGTAGGTATTTTTGTGCAGAATGTAAAAGCAGATGAAATGGTGCATAAATTTAAGTCACCTTCTTTTTCTGGCATTGGAACATCCGCACATTATTTAACCATTGATTCACAAGAGTATCAAAGAAAATTAACTGTTAAGGAAGAGCTGAAAGCCATCCAGGAGCAACTCGAGAGAGATAAAGAAAACACAACCTTGGCTAGATTTATTCGTAACTTAGAGTCAAGAATATATGCACAAATATCCAGGCAGATAGTAGAGAATATGTTTGGAGAAACCCAGTCAACAGAGGGTACTTTTAATTTAGAGGGAAATACAATTAGTTATACTATTGAAGATGGTATGATTACACTAACAATAATTGCAAGCGATGGCTCAGAAACTATTATACAACTTCCTCTTGGTGACTTCTCTTTCTAGTTGTGCATTACTGTTCGACCCTATAGAAAACAATTTACCACCTATTCAAAAATCAGAACCAG